TTGATCTCGCTGTCGGCCTGCGCGCGGAACGTGTCGATGCTCAGCTTTTGCGCCTCCATCGACTGCGAGACGTTCTGCAGCATCTGCTGCATGGCCTGCATCTCCTGCATCAGCACCTGAATCTGCTGCTTTGCAGCCTGCAGCGCCGGATCGTCCTGATCCTCCATCAGCTTCGGGTCAATGGTCTTGCGCAGGCGCTCAGCCAGTTCCTCGGCACCCGGCCAGTCCATGTTTTTCACGAACAGGTCGCCGGCCACGGCCCACAGTTGCGGCGAGCCCTGCAGGATCTGAGACATGGCGTCCATTGCCTCTTGCCGCTTGGTCATGTACGACGGACCGGTGGTCACCACGACGTCGTACTTGCCGACCCCGGGGTTGTAAATCTTCTGGATCACGACGTCCTGCTCGTCGCGGATTTCGCGCACCGGCTCGGGCTGCGTGGGGTCGATGCGGGCCATGCTGGTCTGGCCATCGACGCCAATGATTCGCGCCACACGCTGGGTGTCGTAGATCTTCGGGATTAGGTCCACGATTTGCCGCGTGATGTGCCGCACCGCACGCGCTAGGTTGTCCACGAAGTGATACGTGCCAGTGTCGGACTGCTTCTCGCGGGCCAAAATGGCGCGGCCACTGCGCTCGTTGCTGGTCGCGCCGATGCTGCTGTCGTACTGCCCCGTGGTGGCCTTGATGTCGTCCGCAGCGCCCATCTTGGCCGCAATCAGGCCCTGCTGAGCCATCGGCGGCTGCGCACGCTGCGGCAGCGGCAGCACCGCGCCAGAGCCGTCTGTGACGTCAGGGTTGACCTCTAGGTAGGGCCAGTTCTGCGTGTTGGCGGTTTTCCACTGCTGCTCGTAGCCCTCAAACTGGCCGCCGTAGCCGATGAACGGCGCCTTGGGTGCCAGCGCCAGCATCTCGGCCTCTTGCGACACCCAGTAGTTGTACATCCGCTGGGCGTCCTTGGCGTTACGCACCAGCCCGCTGATGTGCAACTGGCCCTCGACCTCAAACTCGTTGCCGACCACGCGCACCACCGGAATCCACTTGCCGGCCCACTCGTTTTCTTCGAGGATCTCGTAGCCGTTGGTTTTCATCCAGCGCACGCGCTTGGCCTGCGCCGTGCGGCTGCGCAGCGGCCGCAGCCCCGCGTCGCGCAACTGCCGGTCCTGCGGCGAGCCGTCTTCCAGCGTCAGGTTGCCGGGGTACAGATTCAGCTTGACGGCCTCGTACTCCACATAGAAATACTCAGCCACGCGCACCGTGTCAGCGTTGATCCACGTTCTGATTGACGGGTCACCGATGCCCTGCGACAGCAGCGTCGAAATCGGCGTAGCGTCCGGGAACTGCCGCTCGTACTCGTCCTTTGTCAGATCCTCGGTGACGAAACACCACTTGGCGTCCGCGCCGCACGGGTCTTGGATCGTCGGGTCCATGTACACGCTGAAAGCGTTGCGGACGCGCACGATGCGGATGTCTTGGTCAAACGTGTTGTCGTCCAGATACTCCGTCAGCAGGCGAATGTACCCCTCGCCAAACGTTACCTGGTTCTCGCACGCCGTGTCGTAGGCAACGTCGGCGTCCGAGATGTACTCGATGTGCCGCACAATGCCGTCGTAGATTTCGGCCACCGCAGGGTCTGCGCGGTCGTCGGCAGGGATGACCTTGCCGCTAGGCCGGTTCTGGCGCTGCTCGTTGGTGACCTGCCGAACGTGCTGCGGCAGTTTGTTGATCGTCAGGCACGGCCTGGCGTTGATCGTCTGCCCCTGCACGCTGCCGCGCGTAGCCAAAACGTCCGCAGGCCACTGCCAGTTGTTGTCCGGGCTGCCGGCCATGAACCGCAGGTCGTCCAGCTCGTCCGACCGGCTGGCACTCAGAGCGCCCATCGCCATCGACAGCCGCGACCGCATGGTTGTCAGCAGTTCGCCGTCGTCGCGCTTTGCCTTTGGGCGCGGGCCGTTCTGGTTGGCGACCGTGGCCGCCTCGTAAACGCCGTTGGCGTCACCCGCAGGAGTCATTTCTTGCCCTTTGCCGGCGGCTTTTTGTCCGCCTCACGCTTGACGCTGTACGCGATGGCCACAGCCTGTTTCTGCGGCTTGCCGTGCGCCATTTCGGTCTTGACGTTCTTGCGAAACGCAGCGGAAGACGCGGATTTCACCAGCGGCATGGTCACTTTCCCTTCGGTTTAGCCGTCTTCGCCGACTCGCGGAACGCTTTGGCCGTCGGCGCACCCGGAGAGCCCGGTTTGCGCATCTTTTCGCCGCTGCCGGCAGCGATGCGCTCGCGTTTGGCGTGAATGTTGGCGTAGAGGCCGGGTTTTTGCGGCATGGTCAGCGCCCTTGCGGCGGTTGCTGGCGTTGTAGGCGGTTTGCCAAGTCTAGCAGAACAGAAAACTCGGTTGCCATTGTTGGGTCAAGGTGCTGCGCAACGCGATAAGTTGCAGAACTTGGCAACGCAGCATTTCCCATGCCAAAAGCAGAAAGTTCTTTTCCAGAAAGACGGTACTTGGCGTCTGGATGAGCAAACGCTTCTTTTGTTGCGCCAGGCTCAAGCCGCCCAAACATCTCTTGGCGCGGATCTGTTTTTAAATTTTCTGCATTTAACATCAATTTTGAATAAGCGTCCAAAAACTGTTTTTCTTCGTTGTTTAATTTTTGATTTCTGCCCTTTCTTTGCAATGCAAAAGCTTGATCGTGAATTTGGCGTTCTGCGGCATGAGTTAACTCATGCACAACTGTTGCGGGTCGGGCGTTAAAACCAAGCGTTACAACGCCAGTTTTTGGCAAATCATTTCCAAAAATTGTGTTGTAATCAAAGCTGCCAGATACACCAAGCGGTCGTTGCTGGATAGGCGGCATTGCCCTGCGCGCAGACAGGTAATCCACCAGTTCTCCGTATTGCGGCGCCTCTGAAGCTTGTTTTAACAACTGTTGCACCGGATCTGCTTGCAAAGCATTGCGTGACGGCGGCAAAAGTGCGTTGCGTTGCGGCATGATCAGCACTTCCAGCGTTTCAAAGCGGCTTTCGCCCGCTCGCCGTTCTCGGCCTTCGCGGCGACGCCGCCCATGCGGGCGCAAAAACTGGCTTTCCGGCCCTTATCGGCCTCAGTCTTCGGGTTCGGTGCCGGCGCCTTCAAGTTCGACCCTGTTTCGCGGTTATACCGCTCGCGCCCCTTGGCCGTCAGGCCTGCGCCGCGCTCGGTGGGCAGCTTTTCGCCGCGACCTACGCTCAGGGATACCGATTTCTTCGCCATCGTGCCCTCAGTGCGCCATCCAACCCGTAGCCATCTGCGACCAGCCGCCCGTGACGGTGCGGCGCTCTGGCCTAGGATTGTACTCCCTACTGAACAGCGGGAACGCAAACGTGCACGCCAGCGCGTCAGCCGCGTCCGGCGAGGCCAGGCCACGGGCCTTCATGTCCTTCTTCGACTCCAGATAGATCGTCCCGCTGCTGTCCGGCTTGGTCTTCGGCCCCGTCAGATCTTTCTTCAGCGTGCCGTCGGCCGGGATCGAGGCCGTCTTCAACCAGTCGCGCACCGCGCCCCACAGCTCGGCCCGCTTATTGCCCCACATCACGCCGTTCTTGGCCTTCCAGCCGAAATTCACGCCCCGGACCTTATACCGCTGCTCCGTCAGGCGGTCCAAAATCCCGTACCCCAGACCGCCCTCGTCGATCACCGTCAGCGCCGGCTGAAAATCCTCAATCGCCTCAATCACGTGCCCCACCACGGTCATCGTGTCGTCGCCGCGATAGCGCCGGATCGCCAGCAGATCGCGCCCCTGCCGCGCCACGATCACGGTGGAGTCCACGCCACTGCGTGCCGGGTCCACGCCCAGCACGATTGGCATTGACGGGTCCTTATACGCCGGCCGCTTCTGCGCTTCTTCCACCAACCTCGGCGCAATGAACTGGTCGTCCCCGACATCCGGAAACTCGCCGTACACCTCGATCTTCGCCTCGCGCGAGTCCTCGCCGTACTCCGCAATGATCCCCTCGTACACGCCCTTGTCCGTGTCCTCCACAGTCCGTGCGTCTACCTGCAGGCTGCGCCAGAAATCACGCTTGGCGTGGAAGCACTCGAAGAAATAACCCGTGTTCCGGCGTGGGTTACTGAACGCCATCCAGAACCGGTGCGGCGTGTTCTCGGTGAAAAAACCGGCGGCCACTGACCAGATCGAGTCCGGGATCCCCGAGGCCTCATCGAACACCACCATCATGCCGTCGTCGTTGTGAGCCCCGGCGTACGCGTCCGGGTTCTCCTCGCTCCAAAGCTTTCCCTCCGCGCCCCAGTACCGCGTGCCCTTCTTCAGGTCGCGCTCCACCAGTTCCGTCAGCCACTTCGCCGGCACAATCCGCGTCGCACTGATCTCCCACCAGTGCGTGTTCATCAGCATCGCAATCCACTTCGTGATTTCGGCCCAGGTCACGCTGCGGAGCTGCGCCTCGCTGTTCGCTGAGACGATCACGCTGCTGCCAATCCGCGTGCTGAGCATCCACAGCACCAGCCAGCTCACCAGCGCCGACTTCCCGATCCCGCGCCCCGACGCCACCGCCAGGCGCATCACCTCAAACAGGTCCCGCGTGCCGTTCGCCTTCACGTGATCCCGGATCTGCCGCAGCACCTCACGCTGCCACTTCCGAGGCCCGCGTTTCTGCGCCAGCGGCGTGCCCGCCTGACCCCAGGGAAACACGAACATCACCCACGCCTCGGGGTCGTCCCGCAGCGCAGGCGACCACATGCGGGCCATCAGGACCTGCTCGTCAGCGGGGGTGTAGCGGATCGTCTGCATTTACACCGCCTCACCTAGCGGTTCCCGCGCCAGCGGAGGCGGGGCTGCCGTTACTGCTGCAGTCCGTTCACCGGCAGTCAATACCACCGGAACGGCAGCCCCTATTCGTTCCACAATAACCGCATCCTCCGCAGTAATACGCTCCACGCGCTTCTGGGCTTCTTCCAAGGCCACAGTAATACTAATCTGCGCTGAACCTTCCACCTCCACGCGCTGAGTCGCCACCCACGAGTGCCGATGCTTCAGGAATTCCAGCGCCGCCTTACTATCACCAGCCTGGGCGGCATCAAATACCACGCGGGACATTTCCAGCTCGCTGTCGGCGCGGCCTTTCATCTCGGCAATATCCGCGATGGGGTCCATTATCTTCAGCCGAGCAAACTCAGCCGGCAGCATTCCAGCAGCCAGCGCAAGCGATTCTCCGCGTAATCCCAACCTGGCGGCATCGTATATGCGCTCGAGTATCTCGGGCGTGGCTTTTAGCTCTCTGGCGCGGATGGGGAGGTCGCGGAACATGGGCGAAGTGTAGTGGAAAAAAATAAAAATTTGTGCGATGTCTCCACACACTTTGACCGGTCGCCAGGGCCCTACCCGGGGGGGGGGCCTCGGCCGCGCACACCGCACGCTTACTGTCTCTATGCCGACCATCCGCACACTGACGATCAGCGCGCTGACGCTCCGGACGCTGACCATGCTGCAGCGCAGCACTGAGCCGGCAGCGCAAGCGCAGCAGGTAGACCCGCCCCGATGCTAGTCCCCGCCAACATCGTTGCACTAGGGGGAATAGGGGACACGGCGCTATGTGAGTGCGCGCTGACATCAGAAAGCCGGGGGGAATAGGGGACGCGGGGGCGCCGGACATGGTCTGACCCCCCGCGTGTCCCCTCTGTCCCCTCTGTCCCCTC